AGTTTTACAGACAGTTCCCTAGAACAGAGGAACATGCATTTAGAGATGAGACTAAAAACAGTATATTTAATCTAGCTAAAATATACGAACAAGTAGATTACAATGAAGGAGTTAATAATAGCTCTGCGGTAACCTCTGGTAATTTTCAATGGGTTAATGGTATAAAAGATTCAAAAGTTATATTTTATCCAGATAAAAAAGGTAGATTTAATATTAGCTGGATACCACCTTCACATTTGCAAAATAAAGTTTTACAAACTAATCAGGGTAAAAAACCCGGCAATGAGCACATAGGTGCTTTTGGATGTGACAGTTATGATATATCAGGAACTGTTGATGGTCAAGGATCTAAAGGTGCTCTTCATGGATTAACTAAGTTTTCTATGGAAGACGCACCACCTAATCATTTTTTTCTAGAGTATATTGCTAGACCTCAGACCGCTGAGATTTTTTTTGAAGATGTTTTAATGTCATTAATATTTTATGGCATGCCTATTCTAGCGGAGAATAACAAACCAAGATTGTTATACTATATTAAAAGAAGAGGTTATAGGGGATACTCAATGAATAGACCTGATAAAATTTGGAATAAACTATCTACAACAGAAAAAGAAATAGGTGGTATACCTAACTCTAGTGAAGACATAAAGCAATCACACGCTGCAGCTATTGAAATGTATATACAAAATCATGTGGGTTCAAAGCAAGATGGAAATTATGGTAATATGTATTTCAATACAACACTTAATGATTGGTCTAGATTTGATATAAATAACAGAACAAAGCACGATGCATCAATAAGTAGTGGGTTAGCTATTATGGCTTGTAATAGGCATCTTTATAGTCCAAGAGTGGATATTGAAAAACAAAAAATAAATATTAGTATAGCTAAGTATCAGAATAAAGGTATGGCATCTAAAATAATTAAAGAACAATATGGCTGATTCAATTAATAAAAGTTATTTTCCTAGTCAGGTAGCCAGTGATCTCGAAAAGATGAGTGCTGAGTATGGACTAAAAGTTGCTAAAGCTGTAGAAAGAGAGTGGTTTTATGGTGACAGAGGATCTCATCGATTTAAAAATAACTTTGACAACTTTCACAGATTAAGGTTGTATGCTAGAGGAGAACAGTCTGTTCAAAAATACAAAGATGAACTTTCTATAAATGGAGACTTATCTTATCTTAACTTAGACTGGAAGCCGATACCTATTATAGGTAAGTTTGTAGATATTGTAGTTAATGGTATAGCTGAAAGAACTTATGACATAAAAGCATACTCTCAAGATCCGTCTGGTGTTAGTAAAAGAACTAAGTATATGGAAAGTATACTTATTGACATGAAAACAAAAGATTTAAATGAGTTTTCAAAACAAGCTTTTGGTTTAGATATATCAGAAACTCCTGAAAAAGATTTACCAGACACAGAAGAGGAGTTAGCATTACACATGCAGCTAACCTATAAGCAAGCTATAGAAATAGCTGAGGAGCAAGCAATATCAGTTTTATTTGACTCTAATAGATATGAGTTAACTAAAAAGAGATTTTACTACGATCTAACTGTGTTAGGTATAGGCTGTGTTAAAAACACATACAGTAAATCTGAAGGAGTTAAGATTGATTATGTTGATCCTGCTAACTTGGTTTACTCTTACACGGAATCCCCTTATTTTGAGGATATATATTATGCTGGTGAAATAAAAACAATTCCAATAAATGAATTAAAAAAATCATTTCCAGATATTACTCAAGAAGATCTAGAAGAAATAGAAAAGCAACCTGCCATATCTTCAATACCTAACAATAGAGCTATATACGACAGACACGATAACAATCAAATAGATGTTTTGTATTTTAATTACAAGACATATATGAATGAGGTTTACAAAATAAAAGAAACATCAACAGGTGCTGCTAAAGTAATAGTTAAGGATGATTCGTTTAATCCTCCAACAGGTATATCTGAAGATAAGTTTGAGAAACTATCTAGATCAGTTGAAGTACTGTATGAGGGTGTTTTAGTATTAGGTACTAAAAAACTTCTTAAGTGGGAGATGGCAACTAACATGATGCGACCTAAAAGTGATAACACTAAGGTTAAAATGAATTATGCTATTGTTGCACCAAGGATGTACAGAGGACGCATAGAATCTCTCGTAGGAAGGATAACTGGTTTCGCTGATATGATACAGCTTACTCACCTTAAACTTCAACAGGTGATGTCTAGAATGATTCCTGATGGGGTGTATCTAGACGCTGATGGAATAGCAGAAATTGATCTTGGTAATGGGACAAATTATAATCCTCAAGAAGCTCTTAATATGTTCTTTCAAACAGGTAGTGTTATTGGTAGATCAATGACTTCTGATGGGGATATGAATCCGGGTAAAGTACCTATTCAAGAAATATCAAGCGGTAGTGGTGGTCAAAAAATGCAAAGCTTAATACAGAACTACAATTATTATATGCAAATGATAAGAGATGTAACTGGTCTAAACGAGGCTAGGGATGGTAGCACACCAGATAAAAATGCTTTAGTAGGTGTACAGAAACTTGCCGCAGCAAATTCTAACACAGCAACTAGGCATATACTTCAATCTGGTTTATTTTTAACAGCAGAAACAGCAGAATGCTTATCACTTAGAATATCTGATATAATAGAATACTCACCAACAAAGGATGCTTTCATACAAAGTATAGGTGTCCATAACGTAGCTACTCTTGAAGAGTTGCAAAATTTGCACATACATGATTTTGGTATATTCTTAGAGCTAGAGCCTGATGAAGAAGAAAAACAATTACTTGAAAACAATATACAGGTAGCTGTTGCTCAAAAAGGTATAGACCTAGAGGATGCTATTGATCTTAGACAAATAAGAAACACAAAACTTGCTAACCAACTTCTTAAAATTAGAAGAAAGAAAAAACAAGAAAGAGACCAACAAATGCAAGAGCGAAACATTCAGGCTCAAGCTCAAGCAAATGCTCAAGCTCAACAAGTAGCGGCACAAGCTGAGGTACAAAAACAACAATCTCTTATACAAATCAATAGTCAATTAGAGCAGTTAAAAGCTCAGTTAGAGCAGCAAAAAATGCAACAAGAAGTTCAAGCTAAAAAAGAATTAATGCAACTTGAGTTTCAGATGAATATGAAATTAAAACAAATGGAGGTTCAATCTGTTAGAGGTAAGGAAAAAGAAAAAGAAGATCGTAAAGATAAAAGAACAAAAATTCAAGCATCTCAACAATCTGAATTAATTGATCAAAGAAAAAATGAAAAACCACCTAAAAACTTTGAGTCTGCAGGTAATGATATACTTAGTGGTAATTTTAACTTAGGTAGTTTTGACCCTAAATAAAAATAATAAATAAAACAAAAATAAAATGAGTATAAATTCAAGTGCAGTATCATATAACTTTGGGCAGCTAGGTAGTGTCGTTAGCAATGTCGCAAAGCCAGTAGTTCCACCTAAAGGTATGGTGATAACTGCTATTCAATTTTTGTCAGATAGCACACCAACAGCTTTAGTATCAGAAAAAAGAGTTTCTTCTGGAGCAGGATTCCCTAATATAACAGGGAGTACTGATGCGGTGGGTGCGGCTGATGGTTTTATGAATCACAACGGTGTTACAACTGCTGCTGCAACTGGGTCCAACTCAGGAGCTGTAGTTACTATATCAGCTGCAAATAGTAAAATTAAAGTTGGTCAGTACGTTTTGATTGTTAATGATAATGATGCAGAAAATACAGGATTAACTATAGACTCTGAAACACCTATTCCAATTTACGAAGGAGATAACAAGCAAGGTGTTCAAGTTAAAACTTATGTAGCAGGAGCAACAACAGTAACTCTTTCTGCTAACACAACTCCAACATCAAGTCAAACATTAGTGTTTCTTGATGAAGTTCATGGTGCTGGAGGTACAAGAGCAGATGGTGTTATATATCCAAAAGGTCTTACAATAGTGGGTAGATGGACAACAATAACTCCTTCTGCAGATGCTGATGGTGGTGTAATCTGTTACTTTGGATATTAATGCCGGGGATAGGAATAAGTTTATCTACTTTCCCAGCCGCTGCCGCTGTAGCAATAGAGGATTATGTGTGGAGTATTAGTGGTAATGATCTAACTCCAATACCTAGTATTGCTTATGATTTCAGTGATTCATGGGATGTAACTAGTACAGAAATGACACCTGCAGTTTCACCCGGTGAAGAAGGGTATTGGGACGTAGATGCAAATGGAGATTTAACACCAAAATAAAAATAATAAAACAATGGCAATAACATATACATGGGACACAAAAACTGTAGACACCTACCCAACAAAAAGTGGTGAATCAGATGTAATATTTAAAGTATACTGGGAATTAAAAGGTGTGGATGATACTGCAGAATTAAATTCAGCATTATTAACTGGTCTTGAAGATATAGATACTTCAGATCTTTCTAGCTTCACCGCATTCTCAGATGTAACAGAATCAGATGTAAATGGTTGGGTTCAGGGATTAATTGGTGCAGATCAAATAAATGTTTATAAGAGTGGAATTGAAGCTGAGATAACGGAAAAAGCTACACCAACTGTTGTCAGAAAATATATTGGTGAATAAAAAAAAT